AACTGGACTTTGACTATAATTACCAGCCACAAACTTTTTATTTTTCATCCCCTCAAGCCCAGCATTTCTTTCACGCTTGCTTGCTTTGGCTTGAGGGGATGAAAAATAAAAAGTTTGTGGCTGGTAATTATAGTCAAAGTCCAGTTTGTAAGACTTGTGGTAAAACCCTTAATGGAACAAACGACCATTCTAAATGCTCTGGTGAAGTAGAATATAGAAAGATGAAATCAGAAATAACAGGCAACAATCACCCAACAGTCAAACCAGTAAAACTTATGCAATACCTTGTCCGCCTTGTGACACCAAAAGACGGGGTATGCCTTGACCCCTTTATGGGCAGTGGTACGACTCTTGTAGCGGCGGCGAAACTGCGAAGAAGTGCGATAGGAATAGAGTTAGATGAAGCATACTATAAAATTGCTGTTAGTAGAGTAAAGAATGAGTGTAAGAGCAATTTGTTTGACAAGCATATCAAGATCGCCGAGAAGCGAATAAATGAAAATCTATAAAATCACGGAAGCAAGAGGCGGTAGAAAGAAGAAAAATAAGGCTGAAAATGAGCCTGACGAATCTAATGGAATTTAAAAAGGAGGAGTGATGTGGATACTACCGAAATAGATGGTAATATTTTTTACACAACATTTGTTGATTCTATAACAATTCTAAATCCAGCAGCACCGAAAGAATTAATAAATATTGACCGACAGGATTTATATTTAAAAGCAGCAGAATCCTTTTCTTATTCTTCGAAGATAGATTACGATATGCAAGCAATAATATTGCTAATAACTTTCTCTTGCTTATTTCTTTATTGTTGGATAAAGGGAGATTTTAAAAAGAAAGATACCGAGGATTAATCTATGGAGGCAGAGTTTGAAGTAATCGGCAATATATATGAGAATAAGGATTTACTTGAAGACAATGGAAACGAACAATGATTACGGCATCTGGGATTACGATTCATCAGGCGAAACACCGTCAGGACTTAACTTCTATAAAGACCTTCTACGTTATCTTGACATAGCTAAAGATTACGAATACATCCAATCCTGTTTCATTATCCACACCGAAAACTGTTTTCCAGAAATGTAGCAAATCACACCTATAAGTGTAGTATTTCACATCGTACAATAATCATACAATTAGTTGTAATTTAATACAGTTACAGGAAAAGTGTGTCATTATACTACATTTTTACTTGACTTTTGTCGAATTGTGTAGTATATATAATATGTGTTGGAATTAAAATGTCAGATAATCAAGATAGAATCTAAGACGCTGAAATCTCTCGACAAGGGTATCAGGGTGCTTCTTGAACTTGAGCCTAACCTTTCCGTCGAGCAGATAGCCGAACTCAATTTCCTGCACAAGCCTGACGAACTTATAACTGTCATATTAGGTGAGGACGATGGAAGAAGGAAAGAGATCGACAGGTTTCCAGCCGACGATACTTCAGGATAAGATACTTCAGGAAGCACTTGAACTCGGTTCGTATTACAACATATCACAGCTTTTCGACAGGATAAAGTGTCCCGTGCAGAACTGGTACAGGTGGCACAGGGAGTGCGAAGGGTTCACCGACTGGTTCGCCAATGAGTTCCTTAAAGGCATGAGGCAGAAGATACCTGAACTCGTGTCTGCTGGCTGGAAACGTGCCAAGAAAGACCATAAATACTGGCAGGATTTACTCAAGATACTTGAGTTTATGACGGAAGATAAGCAGACAGGCGACACTTATTATAATATCCAGATGTCCGATACTCAGAAGATAGAACGGCTCAACGAGCTGAGGAAGCGAGTTTTGGATGCCAGAGAATCAGCAGGCGACAGTTGATAAGAAGTTAGACCATATTGACAGACATCTCGCTGATACGACCACTTCAGCCGAGGTCAGGGAATGGGAGGTGCTCGAAGCCTGGAATGACCCGTATTTCCTTATAGAGCATGGCAAGCTCACTATAAAAACGAAATCGGCTGAACTCGTCACTTTCGTACCCAACTCCGTGCAGAGGTTCTTCCTCAACAAGATAAAAGAGTGGCAGAAAAGGAACAAGGAACAGGGAAGACCTACCCTGATATGGGTGCTCAAGGCACGGCAGATGGGTATATCGACGCTTGTTGAGGCGATAATATATTCGCATACGTCACAGCATCCCAACGTCAACAGCCTTATCATAGCCGATGATATAGACGGCAGCGACTACCTGTTCGAGATGAGCAAGCTGTACCATGAACAGTTAAGCCCGTGGCTTCGACCTGAACTGAAAAAATCCAACCGTAAGGAACTCACTTTTCAGGACACACATTCCAACATATTCGTCGATACTGCGGGTAACACGAGGGCTGGACGCAAGTACACTTTCCAGATAGTTCACGGTTCAGAAGTTGCCTTTTGGGCGAAACCCAAGGAGCTGTTCCTCGGTCTTAATCAGGCTATACCTGACAATCCGAAATCGCTTGTCATCTGCGAAACCACGGCTAACGGTGTCGGCGGTTACTTCTACAACGAATGGCAGAGAGCCGTTCAGGGGCGTACAGACTGGATACCAGTCTTTATCCCATGGTACTGGCACGACGAGTACATCCTTGCAGATGCGGAAGACCTTGTTATCGGTGCTTACGAGGAACAGGACGTTGCGGTTGACGAAAAGCACCTCGCAGTCCTCATGGAGAAGGACGGTCAGGACAGGATAGAAGGTCGTCTTGCATGGCGTAGATGGTGCATAAAGAACAAGTGCGGAGGCGACGTTGACCTTTTCCGGCAGGAATATCCGAGTACGCCAGATGAGGCGTTTATCACTTCTGGTAACTGCCGTTTCAACATGACGGTACTCAAGGATATCAGGCGTGAAGATATCAGGGAACCTGAAGCTGTCGGCAGGCTGAACCTATTGCAACAGCAGATAAGTTTCGAGCCTGACGAGCAGGGCATACTCAAGATATTCACGAAACCGAAGTCGATATACAGGTACATCATAGGCAGTGACGTTGCTGAAGGTATAGAGGATGAGGAGTTCGAGAAGGATTCCGAAGGCGATAAGACGGACTACTCTACCGCACAGGTGCTCAGGCATGATACGCTTGAACAGGTAGCTGAACTCAGGTGCAAGTACGACCCGTTGACATTCGCCGAGGAACTGAGACGGCTCGGATATTATTATAACCGTGCTTTTGTGGGTATCGAGAACAACAACCACGGGTACACGGTCATACGCAAGCTGATAGAGATATACCTCGAACCGTTCATCTTTCACATGGAGATGTTCGACCAGAAACGGCGTGTACGCAGGAAGAAGTACGGTTACTCGACCAACACCAAGTACAAACCGATAGCTATAAACGAGATGGACGAGCTTATAAGGATACGGGAGACGACCATCAGGTCAGCCGACCTCCTGCACGAGTGCATGAACTATATACGTGAACCCGACGGCAAGACCAATGCTGCGACGGGCTGCCATGACGACCTCGTGATGGCTTACGCAATAGCGTTGCAGATGCGGAAGTTCGCACCGTCAATATCAAGAAGTAAAATGGTGGATTATCTCCCTCAAGGCGAAAGGTTCTATTCTGATGAATAGAGGAAAGGAGAGAGCATGAGACCGACGAAGATAATCGAGCACGGCAAGAGGATACCTAAAGGCAAAAGGTACTATAACAGCATATCGTGGTGTCCAGAGTGCAGGTACGAGCAGGTCGTTGACACGGGCAAGAACATCTGCGTGACGGTACACTGTACCCAGTGCGGTTGCGTTTACGAGTCTATGGTAGAGTTCGACAATGACGGTGAATGGATAGTTTGAAGATAGACGAACATATCCTGTTGATTCTAATATTTTTCATAACTGCTGTTTCTGCAAGATATGTTCTCGGAATAATAGATAGGAAGGACAGGGATAAAGATGGTAACGATAACAGTAGGTGAACCTAACTGGAAGAAACGGGAAACGAGCGATTACGATAACTGCCCGAAATGCGACAGTCCTGAAACAGCACCTCATTCGGACGCACACAATAATCCGTCCGAGAAGAAATGCAAAAGCTGTAACACTAACTATTTCGAGCAGGCAGGCAAGGGCAGAGACAATACTATCACGATATACGGAGGCTGATTCGGTTGCCGAAAGACTTTGATTCTTGTGTTAAGCGTGGAGGCAGGGTTCGCTCGAAATCGTTGCCTAATGATCGTTATATCAAGATATGTTTTATCGACGGAAAATCCTATGCGGGCAAGGTTTATAAACGGAAGGAGAAGAAGAAATGAACATCGACCAAGACAGGATATTGATGATATTTTTCGTAACGGCAGTGTTCCTTGCGATGATGATGGCGTTCATCGCTTGTGCACGTAACATAGGCAACAAGTACAGTAAGTACAAGATAGGCGAAGTGGAATCCACTATAGGCGGTTCTAAATAATGGCTAAGAAAAAGAAGGAACTCCGCAAGGACGAGGATTATCGTCTTGAAGATGTCGGCAGGAAAGAGCTTGACAAGTATGACAGGAACAACAATGTCAGGCTTACTCTCAGCGACGAGACGAAAGACAAGATATGCAAGATAATATTCAAGGAAAAAGAGAAGTCGGAGAACTCTGAAATAAGAAAAGAGTTCATCTCCCATATCGACTACTGCCGTAAACGGTACACTATGGAGGACATGAACACTAACTTTCCGTGGGATAAGTGCAACTCGTACCGTACAGGTATGACAACTGTAGCTGTTGACAGGTTGCGTCCACGTATCCATAGAGCCACGTGGGGTACTGGCAGGTTTGCTTCTGTCAAGCCGGGACGCAATTTCGACGATGAAAGAGCTGACAGGATAGAACGGTGGCTTGATTACAAGGTACGTGAGGATATAGACCTTGAAGACCAGACGGATGACCTTGAGTATGACGCTATCATGCTCAATTTCGGCATACTCAAGAACGAGTACGTTTACGAGGAAGGTGTCAACGAAGAGATAGGTGAATACGAAACTGCTGACGAACTTCTACGTAATTATCCTGATGCTATAGAGAATACGAAATATCATAAATACCTTACGAAACTAACGGGACTCGCTGACATAGAAGAGATAAGCGAGTACATAATGCAGAGACAGCCGTTGCCTGTCAGTGGCGAGACCGTAATACTGCGTGAACGGTACAGGGATGGAAAGTCGGACTGCAAGGTGACACGTATCGACCCTGGGAATATGTATTTTCCTGTAGGCTGGAACGGTGACGAGAATCATGAGTCAGCTTGGATAATCATAGAAAAGAAAGAAATGCGTCGTGACGAGATACTGCGTAAGCGTGAAGAAGGTTTCTTTGATGACTTCAATGACGAACATCTGTTCGGTACGGAGAACGAGGATACGAGGGATTACAGCAAGACTTACGATATATTTGAAGTGAAGATGAGATACGATATCGACAATGATGACCTTGAAGAAGATATACTTCTGTGGGTCTGTAAAGGTAAGGGCGGTAAGAAGTACGTGTTCCTGCGTGGCATAAAGTTTCCGTATATGCACAAGATGAGCCACTGGATAGTGTTCCGCACGGACATCAACAGGTACGGTCCTTATTCTGGCGGCGGCGGTATAGGATACAAGCTGAAAGCCGTCAACCGTATGAAAGATAAACAGCTTAACCAGACACTTAACGCATGGGACCAGAAGATAGGCACTTCGTATAAATGGGTCAAGACGCTTGCTGGCGAACCCGTGTTCAACCCGAAAATACATAAGAAGTATCCGAGTTCGATTATACCTGTAAGTCACCCTGACGAAATAGTACCTTTCGAGGAAGGAGATATACCGCCGTCAACGTTCAGTATAATGCCCATGATAGACAGGGAAGGCGAGTACCTTGCAGGCATACCGTCAACTGGTCTTGCTTCAGGTCAGGTAACGAGAAGCGACCCACGTGCACCTGCGAAGAAGGCTGAACTACTGTTAGCCGAGGCGAGTATAAACATAGCCGATTTCGTCAAACGGTTCGTGCGTGGGTACAAGAAACTCGCTATACAGATACAGAAGAACACGTACCAGTTCACTGACGAAACTAAACTGTACTACCGTGCAGGAGAAATCTTTGTCGGTATAAGTAAAGGCGACCTTCGGAACGATGCTGCTTACAGTATGAGCCATGCGGTGAAAAGCGTGTCAGCGAGAGAACGTGCACAGTCGGCTATAGGGTTTCAGGCTATGGTAGCTAACAATCCGTTTTATGTGAATAACCTGTCTGCACAGGCTTACATATTCCAGTTAGCCGCACAGAACTGGGACGAAGAGTTCGCACGTAACATGGACAGGCTGATGCCTCCAGGTATGCAGGAACTCGTTACACGTCAGGTACAGGAAGCACAGCGTGAAGCACAGATACAGGAATATATACGCAGACGGCAGGGCGAAGGTGCAAGTCAGGAAGAGATAGATTACGAAGTGGCACAGATACGTAACGAGCAACAGCCTACACCCGCTAAACCGTTAAGCGAAGCTGAACGGATACAGATGGAAACTCAAGGCAAGATAGAGGAAAACTACGCTAAAGAGGACGCTAAACTTCAGGCTGACATAAGGAGAAGCGAAGTCGATATGTTCGCTGACGTTATCAAGGGCGACAGGAAAGGAGAACGGTAATTGGCTGATATAGACGACATCAGTTCGGAAGAAAGTTTTACTGACAACGAGGTCAAGGAAATAGCTGGTATGTTCCGCAGTAACAGGGAAACGGGAATACACGCTACATGGAAACGGATATTCAGGAAGAAGAAGATAGGGTATATGTTCAGGCTGGCTTCAGTGCCGATGAACATACCCGCTTCTGAACGGAGTAACATCATGGCGAGCCTTCAGGGCAGGATAGAACAGCTTGTGGAACTTGAGACGTTGCCCGAAAGGTTCATAAGTTATGCGGATTCTCTCGAACAACTGGAAAAAGAATCCGTTGAAGTTGGAGGTGATAGTTAGTCAAGCAAACTGAGTGGCATAACTGCTCTTATCCCAATCATTGTGAGGGTATTATCAATGTAAAAAACTATTGAGAGGAGAATAAGTACAATGCCAGAAGAACAAGTTAATACTGAAGAGATCGCAGAGGGAACTGGCGGCGAACAGGTGACGGAGACTGAGATAGACGGTGTTAAGTGCCAGCAGGGTGATGACGGTAACTATTACGTCGGAAGCGTTGCGGTATTCGATAACCGTAAAGTACCTTTCAGGAACGTAGCCGAGGAATATAAGCGGAAATCGTCCGAAACCGAGCAGGAGTATCAGGGCAGGCTGACGCAGATGGAACAGGATTTCAACAATCGTGTTCAGGAGATGCAACAGCAGTCCGCACAGCAACAGTCGAAACTTTCGGACGACGAGGCTTTTGACAAGTACGGCGTAAGTGCTTCGCAGTATGAAGCCATGCGTCAGGATTTCCTGAAAGAACAGGAACAGCACCGTTTACAGGAACGCAGTCAGAGTATGCAGTATATGGCTGGTCAATCGGTAGAGACTCAGATGATACAGGCAGAACGTAGCCCTGAGTTCAAGGATTTTTTCAACAATGACACTTTGGTACAGGAACTCTATAACACGCTGGGGCAACTGCCTGCTGAAGTGCGGATGAGACCCGACATAGTGGAGAACACTATCTACTTGTTAAAGGGCAAGCATTTCAAGGAATTTGAGGAAACTATCGCAGAACAGGCTCGCAAGAAAGCGTTGGAGAATCGTCAGGTAGTAGGCGAGATACAATCGGTGGGAAGTACCGTTAAAACTTCGAGTGGTCAGTCTTACGCTGTGGATGATGCGGTCAGAGAGTTTGCAAGGATTAACGATAAGCCGCTTGAAGAAGCGGCTGAGATAATGGATTATGCCAGAAAAGCCAAACAGAAGGCACTTGAAGACAGGAAGAGAGGGGTTATCTAATGGAAACTTGCGACATTTGTGGTAAGCAGTACAAGAATCTTGGTGCTCATAAGAGAGCTGCACACGGTATAAGCAAGAACGATAAGAGGATAGCTGACAGGGTGAAAGTAGTTTCTGACGATCACGAAGTCGAACCTGTATCTTCTAAATCGGTCAAGCCGAAGTACAAGAACGTTGATTTGCCGAAATGGTTGCCTAAGTTGCTACCCCTCCCCGACCATCCTGACCGCAAGGCTGAACTCATTGAACTCGATGCCAAGGGTATGTTCCTTACGGACAATTTCGAGCTGGCGACCAAGATGACAGTCGAGTTCAACTGTCCACCTATAGTTATGATGGGCGAAGAACGCAGAGGAGAACCCCGAATCTACGGATTCAAGATGACTCCTGAAGAGGCTGAACGGCAGAACGAATTATAAAGAAGGAGGGTTAGACAATGGCTAATGAATATGGTCTTACTCAGAGCACACTCAGGTACGGCTACCGTACTGGTCCCCGCAGCATGGTCGGTCCGCTCCCCATAGCAGCGTCAGCAGTATTTACTGACACTGGTGCTAAGTTCGTCGAAGTAGCGGCAGACCCAGGGTATGCCAATCCTGATGTTGATGCGGCTGGTGAGATACTTGGCTGGATGGAGATAGGGGCATTGACGGCAAGTTCCACCAAGGGTGGCTCTACAGGTCAGGTGGATATATCGCCCCACTCAGTGTATTATATACCCGCTAATGCTACGGTTGACCAGACTATGGTTGGTAAGACTTGTGATATAGCTATCACGAGTAACGTGCAGTCAGCTAACGTATCAGGTAACACGAATAATACCCTGATGATAGTTGGCGTGGATATAACCAATCAGGCGGTATTCGTAAGAATGAACCCTGAAGAGATTGGTCAGACATCAGTATAGCGGTAAAAACAAATTCAATTTAAGTGAGGTGTAACAGTAATGGCTGGAGCAACAGCGACAAGTTCTGGTTTTCGAGAAGGTCACGATAAAAACCTTTGGAAGTATTACTGGGACGCTGATTCTTATAATATGCTCGAAGCCAAGTATCCGCAGTTGTTCGAGGTAGTTAATGTAGATTCAAGGCAGTACATATCTACTTCGGCGGTAGGTACAGGTGACCTTCGCAGTTTTGCGGAGAACGAGGATATACCCGAAGTAACCCCGATTGAAGGCTATAAGGTAATAGCCAAGGTCGGTAAGTTCGGTAAGATGGAATCAGTTACCAGGGAACAGCAGGAAGATTTCCAGAAGTTCGATAACTTCCTGAAGTCACAGGTTCCCCAGTGGAACGAAGATTTTGTACGCACGAAGGAGAAGCTGTGTGCCAATGTATTCAATTACGGCGGTTTCTCAGCAGGTCAAGCCATTTTTAATGGCAGCGTAACAGGTCTTGAGACGGATACGAGCGGTAACCTTATCTATGATTCGGCACCGCTTTTCATGGTGACAGGTGCGGCGGCAGAACATACGTCTAAGGGTGGCACGGATTATTACAACGGTCTTGGTGCGGTTGACCCGACGATAAGTAATATCCAGGATGCTCTTAACCTGTTCGAGATTACTAACGCCAAGAACGAGGAGGATTCGGATGTCGAGATAATGGCGACCCACATAGTTGCCGCTCCCAACAAGAAATGGGAGATAGACGAGATACTCGAATCACAGGATAAACCCAATACGGCTGACAGGGCTACCAATGTCCTTCAGAATATCCTGAAACCTGTTTACTGGCGTTATCTCACTAATAGCTCGCAGTGGTCTGTAGTCAAGGCGAAGTTCGGGCTGAAACTGCTGGAAAGGGCAGCACCCAAATTCAAGTTCTGGCAGGAAGAGCGTAGCGAAAACTATTTCATGTCACTTACCACACGTTTCGGTATATGCGTGGACAACTGGCGTGGAATAGTGTCAGCTAACTTCTCTACCAGTTAGGATTAAGGAGGATTGACTATGAATTTCAGATACCTTTTGATTTCAATGGTCACAATCCTGCTTGTCTCTGGCGTGGCTTATGCAGGGGCTACGCATCTGTCGGAGCTTGATGTATCGGGCGACCTGACGGTAGGTGGCACGGTCACAGTTACGGGTTACGTGACCCACGTTGACTATTTTTTCAATGTAAAGGCTGACTCTATTGAAAGCGGTTGTACTTCCATAATAGCGGATACGCTTGCCGAAGTAATAGAGAACGCTGATACATACAGTGGGTTCATTCAGCCTGATGTTTCTCGGAACGTCAAGATATCATGTGCTGGATACAAGACCTGTACGGGCTTGGTGAATGTTATAGGCGTTGATGCTCAGGGAGCTACCATATCCGAGAGTTTCGAATTCGGTGATACTCCCTTGTCTGACGGTTCTCAAGGCACGACTACCGTTGCGGGAAACAAAGCGTTTGCCCGTATAACCACTTTTTCAGGTAATGCAGCGTTCAATGCTAACGCTGGTGCGTCTGATACTATTCAGGTGGGGTATTCGGTCAAGCTCGGTCTGACGAATGACATCTATGGTGATACGCCTTTCAAGGTTATAGAGAACGACCTTGACGTGAAGCCAACGGCGGTCATTATAGGTGGGACCCGTGATACCTATGACCCGTCAGGTACTCCTGACGGTAGCATGGATTTCATTATCCACTATCGAAGCAGGAAACTGACTGTAACACAGTAGGAAACTGACTAATTAGTTCGGATTAGGGGAGAGGGGCGATAGTGCCTCTCTCCCCGTAAGGATTGTCATGGACAAGTACAGGAAACAGGGCGAATATCCGAATATGGGTACGTGTAAGACGTGCGGTTCGTATCGACCCGTATTCAAGTACAAGGGTGAACTGTACTGCTGGTTCCATATAATAGACGAGGAAGAGATTAACGAGCAGGAGAAGAAACGGCTGAAACAGCCTGTTGAGGATTTCAATAAACTTGTCCGTCGAGCGGGCAGGATATCTGTCAAGATGTAGGTGCTATCATGCAGACTTTTTATGAGGTACAAAGAGATGTATGGCTGAAGTTCGGGTACAGAATATCTGAACTGACAAATGCCGACCAGCTTCGCTGGATAGACCAGATGAAAGGATATATCAACGATGCTGGCGAGATAGTTTACAGATACAAGATGCCGTGGATGATGAGGAATGACGGTCTTATTACTACCAAGGCACAGTATAATACAGGTACGATTACTGCTACTAATGGTTCGACTACTGTCACTGGTGCGGGAACCACTTGGACACGTGATATGAAAGATCAGAAAATGATTATAACCGACAGTGCTGACGGTGTTGTAGTTTACCGTATAGCAGAGTTCGTTTCAGCTACTTCGCTTACTCTTGAAGGCGAGTATATAGAAACTGGCGGTGCAGGTATGTCGTATGAGATACAGTATGATACTTACGATTTGCCGATAGATTTCAAGACGCTTGAAGTGATGAAAGATTTTGAGCAGGGCGACGCTGTACGCACTTATTTCCATGATGACCAGTATATGCTTGAAGATTATTCTACTACCGCACTGCCGTCAGATTACATATTTCTCGGTATAAACAGGTCGAACTATTATGATACTGGTACAGCGGATGTCACAAATAATAGTACAACTGTCACAGGAAATGGTACAAGCTGGGATTCGACAATGATAGGCAGATACATACAGCTTGATAATCATTCGAGGTATTACAGGATAACCGCTGTCGCTGGTGCTGGTTCGCTGACGATAGATAAAGTGTACGGCGGTGCTACGGGTGCTACGGTAAAATACGCTATAGGACCAGTAGGCATATTACAGTTAAGGTTCCTGCAGGCACCTGAAGTTGCCAAGCGAATACCGTTCTCTTATTATCCGAAATGGATAAGATTGGAAGCTAACAACGATATCAGCCCGATACCGTCTGATAACATACTGAAACTCGGTGCTATCTGGCTGTGGTATCAGAACGAGGACAGCCCGTTAGCTGAAGTCGCTAAAGCTAATTTCGAGCAGGCTGTAAGAAGATTGATAAGCATAGAACCTAATATCAGGCAGGAAACTTTCGAGCCTGTCTATGATACTTTCACTTGGGGGAATTAGAATGAAGAAACTGTTATTGTCTTTTGTAATAGTATTATTGACATTTTCAGCAAGCTACGCTATCAGTGATTGCAGTACGCCGTTGAGTTCGCCTACTGACGGCGACCAAGCTAACCAGATAGACGATTTCATGCGGGCTAACGCTGGATACTATCAGGAACGGTTCGTTGACCAGAACCAGACACCCGACACTTCATGGGTGTACGGCTGGAGTATAGGTGAAACTAACGATACCGTAGGTCTTAAATGGACACCTTTTATAGTTATGGGCGACAGTCCTGTCGCTATAGGCAACAGACCGTACATATTTTGTATAAAATCTAATAATGTAGCTGAACTATTCTTTATGAACGGCAACGGTAATGTCGTACAGTTGACTGCTGGCGGCAGTCTGAACGATTCTGCTTTGACAGCATCTCTCGGTGATTATCTCAAGAAGAACGGTACGACTGAACTGACGAATCATTGGGACGCTGGTAATTACAATATTACAGCACAACATTTTGCTTCTGAGATAGCTACAGGTGTAGGTGCTCCTTTTAATGTGGCTTCCACTGATAAGGTCGCACAGCTTAATGTCGAGATGATTAATAGCAAAACTGATACTGAAATAAAGATGATGGGTGTACCTGATACCACATCATATTCACAGAATGTCACTTATCAGGCTTCGACTGATGGATTCGTAACTTCTTATATTACATCTGCCGCATCAACTTATGGTTATGTCGGTCCGACCCCAAGTAATCTTGAAATAATAGCACATACAGCAGGAACAGGTCCAAGTGCATCAATTTTAACTATAACATTTCCTGTTAAAAAAGATTATTACTGGAAAGTAAACCAGTCGCACAAAATAACATGGACACCTATAGGAGACTAATATGCCGAGATACGGTGGCAGAGATATACGGATAGAAGCTCCGATAAAAGGGCTTAATTACGCTGACGATTCGACTGATATAGACGTTTCTTATATGTCTGATTGCCGTAATGTCGGTATGTATCGTGGCAATATTGTGCCTCGGTACGGCTACGCTAACTATGACGGTACGGGTGCAGGGGTAAGCACGTTACCGCTTACAGGCAACAACAGTAACGAGATACTCGGAGTTTATGGGTTCCTTACGAATGACGGTAACAATTACTTGACAGCGTTGACTGATGACAATATATACAAGTTCGTTCAGACTACTGGCTGGACTTCGATACGTGGTGCGGTAGCCGCTTTTACTGGCGACAGCGACAATATGTGGTACGCAGATGTCGTCTGGAAAGATACCGAAACCGATGTCTGGATAGTCTATACTAACGGAGTTGACGATATATTTTACTGGACAGGCGGCGGTGCAAACGTAGCTGATTTGGCTGGGTTATCGTATAAAGCTGATTTCCTGTTCAATTTCGAGGGATACCTTGTACTGCTGAATACGCTTGAAGCTGGCAACAGGTATCCGCAGAGAGTGAGATGGTCTGACAGGAACGACCCTACTGACTGGGCTACAGGATTGAGCGGTTTCCATACTTTGCCAGGGTCGGACGAGATAACGGGCGGTGTAGCGTTCAAAGAGAACGAAGCTGTGATATTCAGAATGAACAGTCTGTATCGGTTACGCAGGATAGGTACGAGCTTGATATTCGAGCCTAAACCTGTTGAGAAAGCCGTGGGTTGTCCTGCTGGACACGCACACGCAATAATCAAGGGTTATCTTGTATATTTAGGTACAGACGGTGATATATACGCATACAACGGTGTAAGTGCTGAATCAGTCGGCAAAGCCGTAAAAGATGTGCTTATAACTGAAATAAACCCTAAGAAAGTGCACAAATCGTTCATAATAGATAAACAGGAGTTTGACGAATTATGGCTACATATACCTTCAGGTTCGAGCGATACCTGTGATCAACTCTGGATAGGTAACTACAAGTATTTCCCTAACGAGCCTATACGCTGGACAAGAGGTGCTTTCAATGATGATATGTGTTCGGCTTCAACTTACGTTAATCAGGCTAACCTGACGATAGGTGAGCTTCAGGGTACGATAGGTTCGCAGGACTGGCGGTTCGGTGACAGGACACTTAACGAGCTTGCACCTATAATCATATACGGCGACAAGGACGGATATATGCACAGGTACGCTGACATATACGGTTCGGATAACGGTACAGCTATAGATGACTGGTTCGACATCAAGGATTTACAATTACAGCAACGTACTGATAAACAATGGTTCGAGACGATAGAAACGTATTATACGGGAGATACTCTTGACGTATATTATTCTGATGATAAAGGCAGTAACTATACGAGCATAATCACGTTATCAGACGCAACGGATTACAAGACTACTGAGCACGGTATGATACGCAGGGCTTCTTATTGTGCAAGGTTACGGTGGCGTAACAATACTCTTAACGAAAGATGGACATTCAAGGAAGCCGTACTCAATGTTCAGGAAACAGGGAGACCAGTAAGTGTCGCTCTTTAACCAGTTACGGATACAGCCGAAACATATACCTATACCTGATGATATAGGGTATAGGCTACGTAAGTATCTTGAAGATAACAGGACAATAATAGACGACAGCCTGAAAGATTTTTACGGATTTCAGCCTGCTCAAAGTGAAGTGGTAACTCATACATTTACAGGTGCGGTAGAAGAAGCGATAACGCACCATTTAGATAGGATACCTGATTACTTTTTCGCTGACGTGAACAAGAACTCAGTTATATATAGAGGCGGTACAGCTTGGACTAAAAGCACTATTTATCTGATAGACGGTGCTAACGCAGGCACTACAGCTAATATCTGGATATTTTAACGAGGTGAACGAAGATGCCGAGAAAAGGCGATTGGGAATTAGTACCAGAAACAGCAGCAGCGAGACATTACAGGGAAACTCTCGGTGCAAGAGAACAGTTACGTAAACTTACTGGATTAGGTGTAGAATATCCTTACGAAGAGATAGGTCTGGCTCCTTACGCAGAGACAGGACTTGAACTGCTCGGTGCTTACGGAGCACAGCCCTTACCAGCAGCAACTCCGCTCGGTATGGCAGGTACAGAAGAGATACTTGCGGCGGCACGTGGCGAAAGAGAGCTGTTCCCTGAACGGGCAGGGTTCGCAAGAGAACGGTTACGTGCAGGTATAGAAGATGTCGGAGAATATCTGAAAGCTATATCGCCTACAGGTACGGAAGCACCTTTTCGCTCGGCTACTTATGCTACAAGACTGGCTGAAGCTACAGAACCGTTATACAGAACTTATGCTGAAACGTTACTTGGAGCGAGGGAAGCTGACGTAGCTCGCAGGCTGGGTGCGGCAGGTACAGCTTACGACCTTGCAAGAGCACAGTACGGAGAAAGATTACCCGCTATAGAAGCGTTGACTACCTACGGTAGATTACCTGAAGAGGTAGCATTGAGAGAACGTGGATATAGAACAGGATTAGAACAAGTCCGTAGAGGAGAATTAAGAACGCTTGGTGGACTTATGGCTGCCAAGCCAGCAGGATTGATAAGGGAAGCTCGATATGCACCTGAAACTGGACCAAGTGACTTGGAGAAAGGGTTAGGATTTGCCGCACCAATTATAGGTGCTGGTCTTGGTGCTGCTGGAATGGCAGGCGGATTCCGTAATTTATTCGGCATCGGAGGAGCAAGGGGAAATCCATATTTAATGGCTCAGAGACCAACTATAAGGCAATAATAATTAGGAGCGATAACAATGGTTAATGGATATAATGAGTTACAATTCTGGAGAGGAATGGGTCAGGATATAGCTGGTGGCTTATCAAAATACTGGGAAAATCGTAGAGCACGAGATATTCAGGTAGCTGATACTTCATTGAAGTTACTACAAAATGTAGGATATAAT